GTAAAGATTTAAAATCTGCTAGAAGAAGTTTAAATATTATGCTATCGGAGTGGGGTAATAGAGGTGTGCATTTATGGAAAGTAGAATTAAAAGAACAATTACTTACCGCTGGAACAGCTACATACACTGCACCTACAAATGCTAATGATGTATTAGAAGCTTACATAAGTACAACAACTAGCACTACCTCATCAACTAACGATGTATCTTTAACTAAAATAAGTAGAAGTGAATATGCTGCTTTGCCTAATAAAGGTTCACAAGGGCAACCTAGTCAGTATTATGTAGATAGACAAACTATTCCTACTATAACTTTATATCAAACACCAGATGCAACAACTTATACGTATTTAAAATATTATTATTTAAAAAGAATAGAAGATGCTGGAGGTTATACAAATCAAGCAGATGTAGTTTTCAGATTTATACCATGTATGGTATCTGGTCTTGCTTACTATTTAAGTATGAAAAAAAATCCACAACTGGTGCAACAAAATAAATTATTGTACGAGGATGAATTGCAAAGAGCTTTAACTGAGGATGGACAAAGAACTTCAGTTTATATAACACCACAAAGTTATTTTCCACAAGGATAGACATGCCATACGCTAAAGGAAAAAAATCACAAGCAATATCTGATAGGTCTGGAATGGCTTTTCCTTATACTGAAATGGTTAAAGAGTGGAATGGATCTTTTGTGCATCGTTCTGAGTTTGAAGCAAAACATCCACAAATAAAAAGAAAACATATTAAGGCAGATGCTATTGCATTAGCAAACGCAAGACCTAGACCAAAAGACGACAATAAAGATTTTTTATTATACATTAGCAATGGTTTTTTTGCTAATCAGGGAGATAGTGGAATAACTGGAGGTGCAAGTATGAGAGTTTCTGATAGTGACAAAATTTTAGGCACGAAACTTACATCAGTGGAAGCGACTACATCTATAGGCACTAATTTTACTGTGGTGATAACATGAGTATTACACATGCAAGTTTTTTAACTCAAGTAAGAAATTACACAGAAGTAGATTCTAATGTTCTAAGTGATACTTTATTAGATCAATTTATTAGAAATACAGAATTAGATATAGCAAACAAAGTAGATTATGATGACATTAGAAAATATGTTACTGGTTCTACAGGTACACAAAAATATTTGAATGTTCCAGATGACTGTATTGTAGTTCGTTCTATACAAGTAATTAGTAGTAGTACAAGAGATTTTTTAGAAAAAAGAGATACCTCTTTTATAGCCGAGTTTAATCCTACAGATGCAACTGGATTACCAAAATATTTTGCTAATTGGGATGATAAAAATATTTTGTTTGCACCTATACCAGATCAAAATTATGATGTTCAATTGAATTATATAAGAGATCCAGAACATTTTAATTCTACAACGGATACTTTTTTATCTAAACATCAAGAATCTTTATTATTACATGGTGTATTAACTGAGTGTTTTAGTTATTTAAAAGGCCCAGTTGATATGTACAACTTGTACAAAAGTAAGTATAATGAAGAGATACAAGATTTTGCGTTGCAACAAATGGGTAGAAGAAGAAGAGGAGAGTATGATGATGGGGTTCCAAGAATACAAGTCGCTTCTCCTTCACCTTAAAATTAATAAGGAGTAAAATATGGCAATAACAACAAGCGTAGTTTGTAATGTATTTAAGACAGATGTTCTAAAAGGAGTGCATAATTTTACAGCAGCACCAACTGGTAACACTTTTAAATTAAGTATGTATACATCAAGTGCAACTCTTGGTAAGTCAACAACATCTTATACATCTGATAATGAAGTTAGCTCACCCTCTGGATATACAGCAGCTGGTAAAGCTTTGGTTTCAAGTACACCAGTTTTAAGCACTGACACAGCAGTGTGTGATTTTGCTGATTTAACATTTGTAGGCGTTTCGCTTACAGCAAGAGGTGCTTTAATCTATAATGACTCAGCGTCTGGTGATCCAGCAGTTGCAGTTTTAGATTTTGGTGGAGATAAAACAGCTACTTCAGGCACATTTACAATACAGTTTCCTACTGCTAATGCTTCAGATGCTATTTTAAGAATAGCTTAGTCAGGAGTTCATTGTGACCACTAGAACATTTACAGTTACAGTAGTAAATGTTAGTGGGTATAATAAATACTTTATTGACGGAGTACAACAAGCTACTCTCACACTAGCTGAGGGTGGCACGTATGTATTTAATTGGTCAGCAGCTACCAGTCATCCACTTAGATTTTCTACAACTTCTAACGGAACACACGGCGGAGGCTCTGAGTACACTACGGGTGTAACTACAAATGGAACAGCGGGTTCTTCAGGCGCTTACACCCAAATCACAGTTGCCGTAGGAGCCCCAACCTTGTATTACTATTGCACAAACCATAGCGGTATGGGTGGACAGGCGAACACACCATGAGTTTTACATACAGCACATTAAAGTCTGCAATTAAAGACTACACGGAGAACCAAGAGTCTACTTTTGTTTCTCATCTAGTGGATTTTGTAAAAACCGCAGAAGAACGAATATTTAAGAGCGTAGACTTAGAGTTCTTCCGCAAAAATGCGACTGGAACCACAACGGCAGGTAATCAATTTTTAGCTGTACCAGATGATTACATAGCGTCTTTTAGTTTATCTCTAGAGAGTTCTAGTAATAAAAACTTTTTGTTAATTAAAGATGTAAACTTTTTACAAGAGTATAATCCAAATTCCGCCACTACAGGTCTTCCAAAATATTATGGCGTATATGACTTCCAAAACTTTTTATTAGCTCCTACTCCAGATACAAATTATACTATGGAGTTACATTACTTTTACCGCCCCACTTCCATAACTGCGTCTGCAAGTGGAACAACATGGCTAGGCGATAATGCTGAATTAGCCATGCTTTATGGGTCGTTGGTAGAGGCGTACACTTTTATGAAAGGTGAGGAGCAACTTTTAG